CCTTCTCTTCCATAGCTTGTCTGCTTTTAATTTCAGCAAGTTTACCTTGTTCATAACCCAATTGAGAAATAGATGTTAAGGCTTCAACTTCAGCTTTTGCATCACCTTGTTCTCTTGCAATGGCTAATTTATTTTGAGCCGCTGCAATAGAAGAGGCAATTCTTCCTTCCATTTCTGTTGTGTAGTTTTTATCAAGACTAGAATTAGTTTTACCTAACTCATCTTTTTCTGATTTTAGACGTCTTGCGTACTGAAGAGCTTCTTCTCTTTGCCTTTCAGCTTCACGCATTTTTTTAGTAAGCTTGGCTATTCTTTTCTTAACACCTTCGCTATACTCTTCAACTGCTTTAGAGTTATCTGCTTGCTTATCACTCCCTGACTCCACAGTTTCTTTCTCAGCTTCGCCGCCTTCTTTAAGTTCCTGCTTCTGTTCATCTCGAACATCCACTGGCTCATCAGATTTCTTAGGTGCGTCACTGGACTTACTATCGTCTTCAATAGTTTCAATAATTGGTTCATTAGACTCCTTTTCTTCTTTTGGTTTTTCTTCTGGGAACGTGACTTGAGCGCCAGGCCCTGTATCGTCAAGATCCACTACTTTCGGTTCGTTATCTTCTGGCATAGTTTCCTCCTATGGTTATTAAAATTCGTGGAATATATCTGAAGGGTTTTCCACGGTCGCTAAGATTTCATCATCATTGAGAAGTCTTATCTCACCCCCATCTATTTTAATTCGTGAGCCAGCATATCTTGCAAATATAACCCACTCACCTTTTTTGCACCAAGGACCTTCGGGATATCTCTCTTTGTCGTAACAATGAGGACCCATGTCCAATACTAAACCACAAGTAGATGCAACCTGTGATCGTTCGATGGTGTCTTCTGCTAAAATTAAACCACCTTTAGTTTTTTCCGGTTGTTTAAACGGTAAAACTAAAATTCTCCAACCCGTAGGTTTTGGTAATTTAGCTGAATCTGATTTTAAATTTTGTTGTTTTTTTACGCCTACCAGTTCTTTATTCGGTAGTTCTATCTTTGGCTTTTGTGCCGATGTCGATGACTGTTCCTTGTTTTTCATTTTGCTCCTTTTTTTCTAGCAGGCTGGATATTTCCTGACTTAAATATTGATACGTTCGTATCTGTCCTAACATATATTGATATTTCTCCATATTGTCAACCCCGCCCGAAGCCATGGCTGATACGATATCATCATGTCTCATTTTTATTATTTTTCTTATTTTGTCTAAGTATGTAAAATCTTCCATTATTTCTCCTCTTCTATTAAGTCTTTTTGTGGATAAAAATGCTCTAACGCACTTATCTTTTCTTCTGCTTGTGCAATTTTATCTAACTGTTTGTCTATCTCTTCGATGTGTTGAGGATGTTCTCCTATGCCTACAGAATTATCTAAATAGATATTTATCGTAGCATATGCTGCTGATATTTCTGCTTCGTATTTATCTCGTAGAGCGTCTAGTAGACCTATTCTCATTTAACACTTCCATCTTCTTCTAGCCTGACGGATACGTGAATTTGGATCGTTACGAGTTTTAGCAGATGATCTTTTTAATTGTCCTAATGATCTAGCACAATATGACTTTCTTCTGTTCGCAGCTTTTGACCCTTTCTTCACTTTTCCAGTCACGGCTGTTTTTAACTTAGAACCAGGATTGGCTCTTCTGTAGGCAGCGACACCAGCTCGTGTCATGCCTGCGCCCGACTTAGTCGAACGATAGTTTTTTTTATTCCTAGCTATAGGATTCTCAGCCATTACGTCTTCTTTGCAGTCCTAGCCGATCTTTTTAAAGCTTTAGCAGATACAGTACCTGTACCTTTTCTGCTAGTTCCAGCTTTTTTCCTTTTGTTCATGTAGTAGTAAAGACCTTTCTTTACTGTTCTACCATCTTTTGTTTTGTGATAGCCTTTTTTCATTATTTTCTCCTTTTTGCTTTGCCGCCTCGTTTATAGCCCATAGCTTTAGCGACTTGTGGGGCTTTCTTTTTAAGTGCTCTCATTCCTGCACCTTTTTTACCTGCTGGTATTGGTTTTGCCATTATTGCTCCTTTCCGCACGCAACACATCTGACAGGTGTGTATGCTTTTACTTCTAAGCACTCACATCTTTTTCCAAAGATTGCGTTGATTATTTTTTTAAATAGTTTTTTCATTATCTATTTATTTTTCCAGATTTTTTAGCTTTGCTTCCAAATCTTCCGTAAGACTCATCTCTAGAAGCTTTTAATTGCTTCTTAGTTCTTTTCTTACGAATTCTCATTGCGATAGATTCATCTTTTCTATCTTTGTAGCCTTGTTTCTTAACACGGCCACCTTTTTTCATGCCTTCACTTCCATATGGAAATCTGACATTTGATCTTACACCGTTTTGTCTCATTGTTTTATCTCCTTATTTTTTTCCATTACGGAAAATTTGTGTACCCTTTATACCAAAAATTGACGCAACTACAAGTATCCATAAGTTAGTAAACCAAGAGGGTAAAGATTGAAAGTATTCAAAAAATAACTTGACCTTTTCCATCGCCTCTGGGTCGTCCGACATGACTGCCCACATTAAAACAATGATGGGCGCCGATATAATTACGAGTACAAATTCGTCCTTATAGTCGTTTTGACGAGCTTCAAGAAGTTTACCCTGGTAAGCCTCTTCCCCTCGGGCCATTTTTTCTGCATGCATTAATTGTGCATCAGACATAGCCATTTTAGTTTTTTGTCGGTTGCTGTAGATCTTGCTGCCAGCTTGTAATGCAATCTTTGCTAAACTGAACCACGCCATATTAAAACCAAGTAGCTGTCTTTTTCTTGTCTTTTAACATTCTACGTCTGCCTTGAACTTCTACAGTCGTACCTTTGTCAATTTTATTGTAGACTCGGTATTCGTTAGTTTGGATTTCTGATCTAGGATCAATTCCAACTTCGCTTGGAGAATCACTAATTTCAACTCCACCTGTTGGAAATCCGTCTTTGTTAATACCTTTGTCTTTTGTTATTTTTGTCATAATACCTCCTAGTGTATACTATCTTTTAGGTCCTTTCAAGATCCTTACGTCTCTCTGTTTAAACCTATCGTTTTCTATCTTTGCGTCAATACCCATTTGAGTTTTTTCTAGGGATGTGTCCGCTCTTAACTCTGCTAATTCTTCATTTTGGGCTAATTTATCATCATGTTGGCCTTGTGCCATCATAGCCTTCATTCTGTCTAAATTAATCTTTTCTTGACCTTCATTTTCTTTTCTTCTGTCGTCCATAGCTTTTAGATCAAGTTCTCTTGCTTTTAATTTAGCAATTGGGTCGTTTCCTAGTTGACCCATAATTTTATTTTCTTCTTCCATAAATTCTTGTGTCATTTCTGCGACAAGTTTTGCTTTTCTAGACTCCATAGCCAAACTCATGCTTAATAATTGTTGTTGCATTTGCATAACCTGTGGAGATTGTTGCATTTGTGGCCCTTGCGCCATCATTTGTTGCATAGTTTGTTGTATCTGAGCAATTTGAGCCATTTCTTCTCTAAATTCTACTTCAATTTGTTCTTGTGCCATCAAACTTATGTGTTCAAATATATTTTTTTCTAATGCACCTAAAATTATCGGATTATTTCGTGCAATATTGGTTGACATAAAATTTAAATGCGAAGTTATATGCGCTTGATGGTCTTGACCTTTAAAAGCTTGGAAAGGTTTGCCTGTCATAGCTAAGATATTCTCTTGTGCAGGGTCCATTGGCATAGGTTGTTGCGGCGGAGGCAAGATTTTATCAATGTCTCTTACTCCAATCGCTGTATACATCGCTCTGTACGCTTCATACAGGTTGTGAATCTGTGGATTTGACTGTGCAAGTTGTAATTCTGTCTGCGCCATCGTAATTCTTTGCGCTTGTGAAAAAATATTTGGGTCAGCAACAGGTAAAATGTCAACTTTGTCATCAAAATCTGCAACTTTTATATTTCTTTGACCACCAACTACATCATATGGATACTCTGGCGGTAAATAAGTTTTAAAAACTTCAGCTAATAACTGAAATTCTTGTTTCATCGCCACATACAATCTCTTATGTATGGCTGACATGACCCTGGAGCCTCGCTCTAAGAGGGCAATAGTCGTTCCAACAGCTGCCTGCTGGTTGCCGTCACCGACTTGCATGTCAGCTATGGCGGCAAATCGTTGTCCTGCCTGCACCACAATACCCATTAACTGCAATAATGTTGCAGATGGTTCTTTAAATGGCAAAGGCATAAACGCATCTCTGATGTTTCCACCAGGTGCATCGACATCTCTGAACTCGCCGGGTTGTATAGACTGTGCTTCGTCTCTAACCCTGATACCACGCTGTTTAAATCCTGCAGGTAAGTTGCTTAAAGTACCTGCATCTAATAATTGTCTTAGAGCTGTTGTGGCAGTTCTTGATAAACCACCAATCATGTGTATTAAACCAAAACCATAAAAACCTAGTCCTGGTAAAAATTTAAAATGTACAAAATATTGTATTTTGTTTTTTAAAGGATCATCTTGTTTATAGTTTCTTCTTATAGAAAGTATATCTCTTGATCCCATTTCTAATGTTACAATGTACGGTAATTTTATTCCTGTTGGTTCACCGTCTTGACCAATGTCTTCAAAGCCTTCTAGATCTAAATCTAAATGACATTCTACAATAGAGAAAACATCTTCTTGTCTTGTTTTTGTAACACCTTCTAATTCTCTTTCTTTTTTCTCTACTTCTGTTTCTTGATCATAACCAGGTTTAATTTCTATGTCTCTATAAAAACCTGAAACTTGTTGTTTTCTTAAATCGTTTTCTGACATTTTTAACGTATGACATACTGCTTCTGCATCTTCTAATGATGACGCTGTGTACGGTACAATTAAATCGTCAGCCGGTACGAATTTTGAAACGGCTCTACCTAAAAGCTCATCGTAATAAACTTTTTTAAAAGTAGAGCCACTTAGAGGGAGATAAAAAAGCATTTGATCGAACTCGGGTTCATACTCCTTCATCACATCCATGAGCTGATAGTTCATGAAATCTTTTACTCTAACAGATTGATCTTCTTTAGCTCTGTCAGGTTTTCCCATAACCTGTGTATGTACAGGTCCTGTTGCGGGAAGTAATTCTTTGTAAGCTTGTGCTTGAAACTGTGTTACCGCTTCTGCAAGGACAGGATGCGTTGCACCTGA